TCAGGGGCAATGACAACCGGATGGTCCCCATAGCAGGTAGTGGGCGGTACAAGACCCGCAAGATATACCGTGTTCGTGGCATTAGTAGTGGGGTGGCAGTTCGTTGCCACAACAATAGTGGTGTGAACATACGGCGCGCGCTCTTGGAACGAGTGTACAATGTCGAGAGGGAGGGGGAGCTCCAACCCCCACCTGAGCCCGATGCTAAGGCTTTGGTGGATGTGCGGAGGGCTGTTATGACGTTTCGAAGGAAGATGAGTCATGCCACACCTGTGAATCGACAGGAATTTGTCGAGGGGTACAGGTCTCGCAAGCGAACCATTTACCAGAATGCGGCAGACAGCCTAGAGCACACCGCCATTTCCCGCAAGGACTCATACATGTCGTCTTTCGTGAAGTGTGAGAAGATCAACGTCACAAAGAAGCCCGACCCGGCACCCCGGTTGATTCAACCAAGGGCACCGAGGTACAATGTTGAGGTTGGCAAGTATCTCAAGCACATAGAACACCAAGTTTATCGAGCGATTGGAGACGTTATGGGAGGTCCCACCGTCATGAAGGGATACAATGCCGCTGAAGTGGGCAGTCTGATAGCGGATGCATGGTTTTCTTTCCAGGATCCCATTGCTGTTGGATTGGACGCCTCCAGATTTGACCAACATGTGTCAGCCCAGATCTTGGCCATCGAACACCAGTTCTATTTGAGTCTGTATGACGACAACAAGGATTCATACAATGAGCTCAAAATGCTGCTCAAGTGGCAGATGGACAATATTGGGTTTGCACGAGGAGAAGATGGTGGGTTCAAGTACTCAGTGAAGGGGAAGCGTATGAGTGGTGACATGAACACAGCATTGGGGAATTGTCTCCTGATGTGTGGAATGATTTATGCTTGGTGCAAGAGTGTAGGTCTTCAATCGTACCGGTTGTTTAACAACGGGGACGATTGCGTTGTCATCATGGAGCGCGATGATCTGGGAAGATTTGCGTCTGGACTGACAGACAGGTTCACAGAGTGGGGTTTCACAATGGTCGTGGAGCAACCAGTAGATCAGATTGAACGCATCGAGTTTTGCCAAAGCAACCCGATTCACATGGGTTCTGGCCAGTACAAGATGTGCCGCAATCCTAAAGTCTGCATGAGCAAGGACTGCCACACAGTTCTTGATGTGTCGAATCCT